TTGACTCTACAACCAATGAAACGAAAGAACAAACTGCTTTCATTAATTGCGTAGCATGGGGAAAGTTAGGCGAAGCTGTTGGCAATTGCAAGAAAGGGGAGCGATTGCTCGTGAATGGCCGTATTCAAACTCGGTCATACGATACGCAAGATGGGCAGAAACGCTATGTTACCGAAGTAGTAGCCGATTTTGTTGGTAGAAAGCTAGACAGTGAATTTGATAGCGGTAGTAACTTTGATAGTTTTGAACAACCGCAAAATGAAAATATTCCGTTCTAGGTAGTTATTTTTTACTTAAATAAAATTATTGCAATAAAAGAGCATATCAAGAAAGGAATTTCAAAATGACAGTACGTGAATTGATTGAGTATTTAGAAAAATGTGACCAAGAACAAGAGTGTTGTATCGATGCAAACAAAACACTTTATGAGATTGAATATGTTGATAATTTGTATGATGGATTTGGAATAAATATTGTTGCTGGATTGGAAAAAGAAGAAGAGGAATAACAATGCTGGTTGAAGATAAAACAAAATATTGCTGGGTAGACGATGAAATAGCAGGTGAACCACAAGGCAGTATTAAAGATGCCATCTTAGATTATGTAGATAATGAATATAACTATGGTGATTTTGATGCTTTAAGTCGAGAAGAATTGTTACAAACAACAATAGAAATAGGTCATCCATATAGATATGTACCTGAGATAGACGGCGAACGAGTAATTTGGAATGTGTGTGATTACGATTTAGATGATGAAATCGAAGAATGGTCAGACGATTACATGAAAGATGTTAAAAATGAACATATGGACGAACTAAGTGAAGAACTAACAAAAGTATTCCAAGCGTGGGAAAAACGTCATGGGTACGATCTCAAATCTTGGGTTGTACAAGAAACAAAACCATATCGCATTGGTGATTACATCGACAAATAGGGGTATTGATTAAGAAAGTACCATGTAAGGGGTGTGAATACAGAAATATAGGCTGTCATGGTAAATGCAACGCCTACCAATCGTATAAGCAAGAGAAGAAACAACAATTTGATAATGCAGTAATGAGAAATGACATTACAGCATACATAGTGGATAACGTGATGAGAATAAGAAAGTGCAATCGTAATAAGAAATACGGCTGTACAGTAAATGACTAGAGGTAACGATGAAAGTAGAGTTATTTAATGACAATTTTCAGAATTTTAAGCGATATGGAATACCAAAGGCGCAATTAGTAATTGCTGACATTCCATACAATCTAGGCAACAATGCCTATGCAAGTAATCCTATGTGGTATGTAGGGGGGGATAATAAGAATGGAGAAAGCAAAAAAGCAGGCAAAGCGTTCTTTAACTCCGATTATAATTTCAACATTGCAGAATACTTTCACTTTTGCAATAGGCTGTTAAAGAAAGAACCAAAAGAAAGAGGGAAAGCACCATGCATGATTGTATTCTGTTCATTCCAACAAATGCCAATGGTAATTGAATACGCTAATAAACATGGGTTTAAGAATTATATTCCTATCACGTTTAACAAAAACTATTCCGCACAAGTTTTGAAAGCTAATATGCGGATAGTCGGTGCTACTGAATATGCGTTAATTCTGTATCGTGAAAAATTGCCTAAATTCAATAACAACAAAAAAATGATATTTGATCACTTTGAATGGAAACGTGATAACAAGAATGTCGTTCCTAATATCCACCCAACGCAAAAGCCTGTAAATGTATTGAAACGCTTAATAGAAATATTCACAGACGAGGGCGATGTAATAATTGACCCTGTAGCTGGTAGCGGTAGTACGTTAAGGGCAGCGATGGAATTAGGTAGGAGTGCGTACGGCTTTGAAATTGATAGAAGAATGTACGCAAAAGCAAAAGCTCAAATGTTGGGCGATGTAAAAGTACAAACAAATTTGATGGAATTTGCAGAATAAAAAGAGAGGTAAATATGAACGAATTTCAAACAAAAGCAATCAACGCAGCAAGAACAGTTTTATTAAACGAGTTATGTTGCAGTGCTGATAGACTAGAACCTAGTGATATGTATGTAGTATGGTTCTGCAAAACGTTACAAAACTGGAAAGCATTGGTAAGTGGTGTATATATCAAAAAGTATGTCGAAGTTACATATAACGGAGATACGGGAGAAACGTATGTTGATGTGTATCAAAAAGCGTGTAATCAATGCTTGAAAGATGGCGGTGATGAAGATTGCCAATAAATAGCAAGCAAAAAGGTGCAAGAGGTGAGCGTGAATTTGCTAGTCTATGTAAAGAGCATGGATTTAATGTAAGACGAACGCAACAGTATTGTGGAAATACAGGTGATGCCAGCGATTGTGTTGGACTACCTAATATTCATATCGAAGTAAAGCGTGTGCAAGCATTAAATATCGATAAAGCAATGGCACAAGCAATTCACGATAGCGAACATAAAAACGTGATGCCAATCGTGGCACATCGAAAAAATAATGCTAAATGGTTAATCACCATGAGGGCGGATGATTGGTTTGAAATGTATAAAGAAAGTGGATTGAGTAATGGCAGTTAATACATCGGTATATGGTATTCCGTACAATTGCAAAAACTGGTTAGCATTAGCTTCAGTAGTATGGGGAAACCTTGATACAAATGAGGCAATTAAGGCTATCGGTGGAAAAGGTAGCGGATTACCTAAGAAAAGAACCATACAAGATGAATTTAAATTGATTGATGATGTTATTGCGTTGTGTAAACAAGGTTTTAATAACAGACAAATCATGAAAGAATTGAACTTAACAAGTAATCAAGTAACAAGGGCGAAGATATGGGGTGATTGGATTAATGTTAGTAAAGAGATTGAATGAATATGTTGAGTTGCCTACACGAGGTAGTAAATGGAGTGCTGGTTTAGATCTATATTGTCCGTTCGACATTACAATACCAGCAGATACACAGAAAAAAATACCACTAGGGATAGCAGTACAAATACCTGACTTTCATGTTGGTTTATTGGTTCCTCGTAGTAGCATGCATAAGACACCGCTACGAATGGCAAATAGTATGGGAGTAATTGATAGCGACTATACAGGGGAGATATGTGCAGTATATGACAATGTATCATGCAAGAATTACACGATTAAGCGTGGAGAACGTATAGCCCAGTTGTTAATTGTTCCAATATTATTGCCTGATGTTGAAGAAACAGACCGATTGTACGAAACAGAAAGAGGTAGTAATGGGTTCGGTAGTACAGGAAAATAGAAAAAAGACAGTAAAAAGACAGTAAAAGACAGTAGAAAGATAGATATAGGCGGTGAAATATCCGCCTTATCATAAGAGGTAACTATGATTGACTTTGAACTATTATCAAGTGCATTAACAATAGTGCATGGTAACGATATATATAAGCCTATTATAAGAAGAAGGCCAGATGGTATTTTCGCTGAATATTGTATAGGTGGTGTAAACATTGCAGTAATGATAAGTATGTTCGATTTGAGAGAAGGACGAATGTCATTAGAAGAATATACAAGGTTGGTACGGAAAAGAGCATTATTTGAATATATGGATTTTGTTGAAAATGAGCGTAAGGAAGAATGGGGTAATGCGTTAATGCGACGGAAAAAAGAACAAGAGGTATAAATGATTGGGTTATGGTGTTTATCTAGAATTACAGAAGAAGAAAAACGCTTAACTATTAAATGTGGTGATAGCAGATGCAAACCGAGGGTATATGACGGATTTAGTAGCTATATCATTTTGTATAGACACAATGAGTGGTGGTTTAGATATGATAGACCGATGTGCGGACATTTAACAGATGGTGAGGCAAAGGAATTAAGAGAATTTGCACAATCCAATTACGAAATGTATTGTGAAAGACATAGAGAGGGTGAGTAATATTTGAGTGAGCAGGAATTAATTAACCTAGCTGTTGAACACCTTCAACCTGTAAAGTTGGTAGATGTACAAATAGCCTCTATCAAGGAAGAAATAGAGCAGTTAAGGGGTAATATAACCTCGATAGGTGCTTTCGATTACTCAAAAGATAGAGTAACAGGCGGTGGCATTCCGCAAGGATTAGAAGGCAGTATAGCGAAATTTATGGATACTGCAGAAAAGCGGAATAAGGAGATTGAACGATTAGCGGAATTAAAATGCGATGCGATCACATTGATTGATAGCCTAGATGAAAAACTAGGAGCGGTCATTCTAAGATATGAGTACATATTGAATACCACAACGGAAGATGCTTACAAGATGATTGGGAATTACTCGACTAAACAGGCGAAACGATATAAGCAACGAGCATTGATTGAATGTGGCGAAAAGTTGTCCGCAAATGTCCGCAAATGTCCGCAAATGTCCGTATAAGTCCAAGTCAACATATAGTAGAATATAAGGTGTAAGGTTACAAACACGGGCAGTAATCTTATATCATTCATAACACTAGGTGTTGCAAAAAAACTTAATAGCAATTGAGGTGCGGAAAATACTTATATTTATTTTTATTGAAAATTGTACTTCGGTAAAATCGTCATTAGAGCGTAAATACATTATTTCTAACTGCACCGCACCTCTACAATTGCACTTTGTAAACTGATACTGTACTCCTTTCCTTTCAAAAGATGCAAACTACTACACGATTTCATGAGTTAATCCTCCAAATTATTCATAAAATAAAGCAGTATCAGTTTAGAGAGTGTATATTGAAAACTGGAGTTATATATGTTTCCACTAAGAAACCGAGAATAACGTGTTATAGCTAGTGAATAACATGATTGCAATTCATTAACTCGTGTTAGAACGTATCTAACTGTATAACTTTGGTTTTGAATATACACTACAAGTGAATAAAACTATAACATAATGAGGTATATCTACGCTGATATATCTCATTTTTTGTATAAACTTATCAGAAAGGACGAAAATGACACAGGTACATTGCGATAGAAAGCATTGCTTGAACAACGATAAATACGGAATATGCACTGCTGATGTAATCGAATACAACGGATTGTGTCAGACATACATTACAGCCAAACATTCCTGTAAGACACATTGTGGAATATGTCGCAAGGATAAAGGCAAGTTAAAACGGAAAAGCGGTGAGGTTCTTAAATAATGGATATTGTAACGAAAAGCATACATGAACTAATTCCATATGATAAGAACGCACGCAAGAATGATAAAGCCGTTCCGTTAGTAGCCAAATCAATTGAACAGTTTGGGTTTAAAGTACCGATTGTCATTGATAGAAACAATGTAATTGTTTGTGGACATACGAGATACAAGGCGGCACATGCATTAGGTATTGAGGAAGTACCTTGTATTGTCGCTGATGATCTAACAGACCAACAAATAAAAGCGTACAGACTGGCAGATAACAAAGTATCCGAGATATCTAAATGGGATAAAGGTATTTTGTCATTAGAAATGAATGAAATATTTGATTTCGATATGTCGGACTTTGGATTTGAAATTGCTGACCCAGTTGACACAGTTGAAATAGAACTACCGCAAAAGGAAAACGAGCGTGAGCGGACGGCTAATGCATATAACTTGTATGATTTTGATGAAAACAGATGTACAGGTATATATGACATACCTACACTTGATAAGGTGATACATACGCCAAAGTCATTGATGGGGTTTAATTACTGTAAAAGTACACCGCCACAAGACGGCATAGGGGTTCATTTCTTCCTTGATGATTATCAATTTGAAAGAGTATGGAACAGTCCGGAAGATTACTGTACCATGCTTGCAGATTATGATTGTGTATTAACGCCCGATTTTAGCTTATACACGAATATGCCAATAGCGATGATGATATGGAACACATATAGAAGTCGCTTAATCGGTCAGATGATGCAAGATTATGGGTGTACGGTTATTCCTACTGTGTCATGGGCTGGTAGTGATAGCTATGATTTCGCCTTTGATGGATTACCAACAGGCGGAACAATAGCAGTATCCACTATAGGCGTTAAAAGAAACAAAGATGCATTTGATATATGGGTATCAGGCATGGACGAATGCATGAAAGTAGTTAAACCGCATAACGTAATTGTGTATGGTGGTGATATTGGGTATACATTCGATTGTGATGTAACATACATTAGCAATACAGTAACAGATAAAATGAAAGGGTGAGTACATGGGCGGTAGAGGTGCTGGATATTCGCTAACAGGTAGCGGAGAAGAAAGCAAAGGCACGAAGAAAAGCAAGGCGAAACTAGCAGCATTACAAGCTGAGTTTGATTCTAGGTTTAATGAGCATGTAAATAACATGAGGGCAAGACAAGGCCAAGTATGGCATATTGAAAAAGCACAAGGCCGTGCAGAAAAAAATAGAGCGGATAAAGAAAACGCTAGATTAAAGAGCTTGCAAGATAAGATAGAAAAACAAAAACAAGTTATAGAACGTCAAATACAACGTGATAACGCTAGAGGTAGTCTATTTGACTATAAAGGTAACTTGAACATCACTACACGAAACATTAAACAAGTGAAAGCATTCTTGAGAGATTTGGATAGTGGCAAAGTAACCATAAGACGAACAAAAGCCACAATTAAATCATGGAAAAACAAAGTATCTAACCTAGAAAGCACTATGAAGAGTAATAAAAAGGTGAAGATATCCAAATCCGCTCAAAGTTTAATCGATAGTGGGAAAGTTAAACAATGGGCGAAGAAACCGAATACATATTTTATAAACGGTTTAAAGAAAACGGCCTTGGAGTTGCAACCTGATGGAACTTTTAAACATAGTCCACGTTATTATGGGCCAGCAACTCATGAACATGCAGCAAAGGTAGCGAATTTTATCAAAACAGGTAATTTATAACCATAAACCACGGATATAGCACAGAAAGGGGGTGAGCCAAGTAGCTATCAATAAACAAAACCTAAGAGATATAGGAAAGTTACCGAGAGAGGAACGGCAACGGCTTGGTTCACTCGGTGGCATTGCTAGTGGAAAGGCGAAGAGGGCCAAAAAGACATGGAGAGAAATAACGAATACATTATTGGATACTCCATTAAAAGACGGCCAAATAGACGAGAAAATAAAGAGCCTTGCAAGTGCTAAAGGGTTAAATATAACCGCACAGACGGCTATTGTGTTGAAACAAGTAGTAAATGCAATCAATGGCGATAATAAGGCGGCTGAATTCGTATTGAATGTATCTGGCGGACTTACAGAAAATGAAGAGCCAACACAGGATACATTTAAGCGAGTTGATTTAACGGAAGTTATTATTCCACATTTTGACGTGGTAAGTGCTGATATTAAACGGCACAGACACACGCATTATTGGTTAACTGGTGGACGTGGTAGTACTAAATCGTCATTTGTTGGTATTGAAGTAGTTGATACCTTGATGAATAACAAAGATTGTCATGCGGTTGTCTTGCGTAAGGTAGGGCAAACACTCAAAAACTCCGTATACGCTCAAATAGAGTGGTGTATTGAGAAATTGGGTGTATCTGATAGGTTTACTTTCAAGAAATCACCGCTAGAGATTATCTATAATCCAACAGGGCAACGGATATTATTCCTAGGTGTTGATGATCCGCAAAAAGTAAAATCAATTAAATTACCATTTGGGTATGTTGGTATAGTATGGTTTGAGGAATTAGACCAATTCGCTGGCATGAATGAAATACGAAATATAAACCAGTCCTTATTACGTGGTGGTGATAAGTACTGGTGTTTTTATTCGTTTAACCCACCTAAAAGCCGTGATAATTGGGTAAACGTAGAACAATTAACAGATGATGCAGATAGAATGGTAATCAAAAGCGATTATACTATGGTGCCTGTGGAATGGTTAGGGCAACAATTCGTCAATGAAGCTGAAAAATTAAAAGAGGCACGGCCTGACCTGTACGCACATGAATATATGGGTGAAGTAACTGGTACAGGTGGCGATGTATTCCCTAACGTTGAAGAATTAGACATCACAGATGAAATGATAGATACATTTGATAATGTATTTCATGGCATTGACTTTGGTTTTGCAACTGACCCATTTGTATACATGAAAATGAACTACGATGAAAAGCACGATACTATTTATATTTACGATGAAGTATACGGTACGAAATTAACCAATAAGAAAGCCGTGAACCTCATCAAGGATAAAGTGGGAGATAGGCCTGTATATTGTGATAGTGCAGAACCTAAATCAATAGCAGAATTCACAGAGTTAGGTATAAGGGCATATGCAGTACGTAAAGGGCCAGATAGTCGTGATTTTAGTATTAAGTGGCTATCAGATAGGGCGAAGATTTACATAGATAAAAAGCGTTGCCCTAACGCATATCGTGAGTTTATGTCTTACGAATTCGCACAGGACAAAGATGGTAATTTTATTTCTAGCTATCCAAAACATAATGACCATACCATTGATGCGGTGCGTTATGGCTTACGTGAAATCATGGATGGTGCAAGATTTAGCTGGTAAGGGGGTACAATGCTAACAACTAATGAAATGTGGCAAGCAATCATAGAGGGGAATAGTGGCATCTCCGAACGTGAATTCTTGCAAAGTGAAATACGAAAATTTTTAAGCGGTAAAGATAGAAAAGATATGCTGACTGGTAGACGATACTACAAAGGTGAGCATGATGTTTTGAATAAAAAGCGGACTACTATTATTGAAAATGGCAAGTTGCTGGAGCTTGAAAACATACCGAATTACAAGATTATTGATAATCAGATAGATGATTTAGTCGACCAAAAAGTCAATTATATGTTGGGTAAACCGCTTGAAATTAAGACGGAAGATGACCGCATCACTGATATATTCAATCGTAAATTTCAACGTACATTGTTAAATGTGTGCAGTGATTCGCAAATAGCTGGTAAAGGGTATTTGTATCCATATATTGATGCAAATGGTGATATTGCTTTCAAACGTTTAAAACCTGAAAACATTCTTCCATTTTGGCGTGATGATGATCATACACAGTTGGATGCATTTGTGTATATGTACGATATGGAAGTGTATACTCCGCTCGGTGCTAATCAGACGGTAACATTTGTTGAGTTTTACACAAAAGATAAAGTAAAGTATTACACCTATCAAAATCAAAACTTGTACATCAATCAAGAAAAGGATGAGCAACGCTATATTAATGCTGGCAACGTGTTCTATGATTGGGGCCAAGTGCCTTTAGTCTGTTTCAAAGGCAATCATATAGAACAACCTATTATCAATCGTGTTAAGTGCTTACAGGATGCATTGAATGATATGTATTCGATGCTAACAGATAACATGATGGAAGATAGTCGGAATACTATTCTAGTATTGAAGAACTATGACGGTACGGATTTGGCGGACTTTAGACAAAAGCTAGCACAGTATGGGGCAGTCAAGATTAATACTGTAAATGGTGATGGTGGTGTTGAAACCTTGCATATTGAGGTGAATACAGCTAACTTTCAATTCATTATCCATGCATTGAAAACGGCAATTATAAAAAATGGCCGTGGATTTGATGCAAAAGATGATAGAATGGCGAACAATCCTAATCAGATGAACATCATGAGTATGTACTCTGATATTGATTTGGATAGCAACCAACTTGAAGTAGAATTCCAGGCATCATTTGAAAAGATGCTGGAGTTTATTGGACAGTACTATAAAATTCTAGGTAGTAATGCACTTGATGATGTGGAATTTATATTTAATAAACTCACACCAGTTAATGAGGGCGAAATCATCAACAATTGCCGTAATAGTGTAGGTATCATATCAAATGAAACCATCGTAGCTAATCACCCATGGACATTAGACACTAATGAGGAATTAGAGCGATTAAAGAAAGAACAGGCTGAATTAATGCCTGACTTTGTAATTCCTAATGGCGGTGAGGAACATGGCGAATGATTACTGGCAAAAGCGATATGAACGCATCCTAGATGAATCATTTCAAAAGGCAACGCTTACAGATGATGAAATCAAACAGCAATATGCACGAGCATTAAGGCGAATGGAGAAGGCTATTAATGATTGGTATCGTAGATTTGCCAATGAAAATGGCATTACATTACAAGAGGCACGAAAGCTACTTGATAAGTACGAAATGAAAGCCTTTAAGATGGACTTGAAAGAGTTTGAAAAAGAGGCCAAGCAACTCGGCATGTCTAAGGAACACCAACAAATGCTATCCAATGCATCAATACGTGAAAGACTAAGTCGTGAGCAGATGCTATATATCAATATGGTGCATGAAATCGAAGTTATGGCACACAGTCAAAATGTATCTGTTAAGAATATGCTTGATGATGTGTATAGATCAGCAGTATATAAGAGTGCATATACTGCACAAACACAACGAGGCTCGTACTCAATGATTAATAGCATTGATGGTAAGCGTGTTGATAGTGTTGTAAATAGCCAATGGGCAAATGATGGGCAAGATTTCAGCAGTCGCATATGGACTGATAAGGTCAAGCTAGTAGCTAACCTGCAGAATGATTTCACGCAAGCGTTGATGATTGGCCAAGGTGCTGACACTATGGCGGATAACCTAAGCAAGCGAATGAAAACATCGTACAGCAACGCTAAACGGCTAGTAGAAACAGAAACAGCACGAGTACATGAACAGGGCTTTCTTGATAGCATGACCGAACTCGATGTTGATAAGTTGGAGATACTAGCCACGCTAGATAGTCATACATCGCCTATTTGTAGGCGAATGGATAGAAAGATTGTTAGGCGTGTGGATGCTAAACCTGGTGTTACTGTTCCGCCATTCCATTGCTATTGTCGCTCTACTACTATCCCTTATATAGAGGGGTTAGAGGGTGAAACACGAACAGGCAGAAATAAAGATGATAAAAGCATTGATGTTGATGGTGCTATCACCTACGAAGAGTGGGAAAAACAATATATTGATTAACAAGCAGCTTAACGGCTGCTTTTTTAATTGTCATTTTAGTATTGTTGGACGATAACTAACAAGACCGTAATTGTGAGGTGTGGCTCACGAAAATAAAGCGAAATGGGTATTTGTATAAGGGGGTCAATATGACTAAAGACGAATTAATGAAGTTAGGTTTGAGCGAAGAAGTAGCTGACAAAGTGGTGGAAGATTATGGCAAGAATTACGTGTCCAAAGACCAATTCAACGCTAAAAATGACAAGCTCAAATCGGTAGAGGGGGAATTATCAAAGGTACGTGGTGAAATTGATAACCTTCAAAAAGCCAATGCTAACAACGATGAACTAAAAAAACAAATCGATGCATTGAAAGCTGATTCAGACAAAAGAACCACTGAATACGAGGCGAAAATCAAAAGCATGGAAATCGATAATATCGTGAATACGGCATTGAGTGGTGTCAAATCTAAGAATAATAAGGCTGTGCGTGCTTTGTTAGATCTAAACGATGCAAAAATTGAAAACGGCGAAATTAAGGGGCTCAAAGACCAATTAGATGCGGTCATGAAAGAGAACCCTTTTTTATTTGGCGAAAACACAAAACCAACAGGCACACCAGCTGGCAATGAGGGCGGTAAGCATGGCACACATACGATTACATCAAAGGAATTTGCCAAGATGAACTATGCTGAACGCTCGAAACTTTATGACGAAAACCAAGAACTTTATAACCAATTATCAAAAGGAGAATAAAAATATGAGCAAACAAAAATTCACATTTGATTTGCAACACTTTGCAACAGGCACTACTACTTCTACTAATATGATTAAACCGCAAGTTATGGCTGACATGGTGTCCGCTGCTTTGCCTAAAGCAATTAAATTTACACAAATTGCAACATTTGATAACACTTTGGTAGGTCAACCAGGTGAAAGCGTAACAGTACCAGTATGGGGTTATATCGGTGATGCAGTAGACCTTACTGAAGGTACACCAATGAATACAGAACAAATGACTGCATCCACTGATGATTACAAAATCAAAGAGGCTGGTAAAGCAGTTGAATTGACTGATAAAGCTATCCTCACAGGTTTAGGTGACCCAGTTGGTGCGGCTGCTCAACAATTATCCATGTCTATTGCATCTAAAGTTGATAATGATGTATTGGCTGCATTGAGCGGTGCTACACTTACTTCCGTTTCTACAAGTGCAATCTCTTACAATGGCATTGTTGATGCGGTTGCTAAGTTTGATGAAGAACAAGAAGGAGTGGTGAAATATTTATTTATTTCCCCAGCACAAGAAGCAACATTGCGTAAAGACACTAACTTCATCGACAAAAACAAATACGGCAACGATGTAATGGCTAGTGGCGTACTTGGTAAAATCGCAGGTTGCAACGTTGTTGTATCTCGTAAAATTGTAGAAGATGCTGGTAACTTCAACAACTATATCGTTCAAGTTTCACCAGAAGCAGAAGATGGCATTCCAGCACTTCCCGCAGTAACAATTTTCATGAAACGTGATGCTGTAGTTGAAACTGATCGTGATGTATTGAAACGTACAAACGTTATTACAGTAACTGAACATTACATTGCAGCATTGACTAATAAATCCAAAGTTGTAAAAGCAACATTCAAAAAATAGCAGGTGAAATTATGGGAATGTTATTAAGACGATATCATAAAGTATCAAATCCTAACGTAGATGAAAATACGAACACAGGTGAAAATCCTAACGTAGATGAAAATACGAATGGTAAAGGATTGGTGAAGGATGCTGGAAAAAATTCTGAATCTAATTCTGAAGATAACGAATAAAAGCGTTGATACTGACACACCTATTCTTGAATACCTAATCAGTGCAGAAACTAGACGAGTACTGAATATTATTAATTGTGAAACGCTACCGACTGAACTCGAACATGTAATAGTGTATCGAGTGGTTGGAGCGTATTTACAGACTAATATTGTTGCGTTGGTTGGTGCTGAAAACCTCGATGTGCCTACACAAATTAAAATGGGTGATACTCAAGTTAATTTCAGCGGCAAAGGTGCAGAGGATAGATTGAAAGAAATGGCTCTAACATTCGTAAATTATGGAGAGGGTGAATTGACATGCTTCCGACGGCTGAAATGGTAGAGAGATATACAAAGCAAATCGAAAAACTTTATGATTGCGAATGTACGATTGAAACCGAAATCGACCAAATGGACGAAGAAACAGGGATAATGGCAAAATCAACCAAAATTGACGGCCCATATCCTTGCAGACTGTCATATAAGACATCGAATATTGCCAATATGGCTGAAATACCAAAATTTACGCAGTATACGAGCCTTTTCTGTTCGCCTAGTGTAATCATACCAAAAGGCTCACGAATAGCCGTTACAGGGCGAAATACGAAACAATTTTTTCGCAGTGCCTCGATTTCTGCACGATATGACACTCATCAAGAGGTGCAACTCGAAAATTTAGAGGTGCATTGATATGGGTGTAAATTTCGACCTAAAAGATTTTACTGATTTTAAAGATAGTTTAATAAAACTAAGTCAATCAGGGAATATTCAAGCGTTCAATAAAAAAGTGGTTGAAAACATGGCAAGTGTGTATGTGCGTGAGGCAAAGTTAAATACGCCAGTTGGTAAAAGGTCAGTAAAATTCATGCAACATGGAAAGATACAGACAAAATACTTTGATAGCGAACATACACGCCAATCATGGAGTATTGGTAAATATCAATTAAACAATCAAAGCGGTAAAGTTGAGGTATTTAACACATCATCATATGCATCGTTCCTAAATGATGGACATAGGCAAGAGGTTGGGAGATTTCTTCCTTGGATAGGTCAATCTAAAGGCGGTGTCATGCAAGGTGGCAGATTAAAAAAACCTTGGGTAGATGGTGCGTATATGCACGAGAAAGCGGAAAAGGTAGTCAATAAAAACGCTAAACGTATTATGGAGATTACATTAAAGAAATGGGTTAAAGATCATGGTGGATACTGATATATTAACGGCCGTATCTAAGACTGTACATAAGGCCTTGAATGTGCCTATATACCTAGAATTTAAAGAGAATAATATGACATTCCCATGTGCTTATATCAAGGTTATCGAGCCGAGCATGAGCAGACATGTTGGAACGCTGTATAATACCTCTTTGGATTTAGACATCATGTATTACGCCAATAATCTTGATGTGGTTACAGATACAAGAAAGTTATTAGGAATTCCGAGTGTGTTGTATCAGTTGCTTGAATTCGTACAGGTTGGGGAACGTACGATTATGGGTACTGGTATGAAATATAAGGTGTCAGATGGTGTATTACACTTTTTCGTAACATATGAAAATATTTTACGAAGTGTATCTAAGCCAATCGAACGCATGAAACACATGGAATTAACAGAAAGGGTAAAAGATGGCAGAAATTGAAACAGTTGAAACGCCTGTAATGGCTGAACAACAATTTGATGCATATACAATCGTTGCATCTGATAAATATAGACGATATCGTGATTTACTCACATGTCTATTAGATGAAGATGTGATGTATACGCATAGTGATATTGATAGAATTTTAAATCAGGCATTAAAAACGCCTGTGAAAGGTTAGTGAAATATGGCATTAGGTGGTGGCACATTCTTATTCCATAATAAAGTATTGCCAGGTACTTATATTAATTTCGTATCTAAAGACCGAGCATATGCGGAAGTATCCGATCGTGGCTTTGGGGCCATGATGATTGCCTTTGATTGGGGCCCTAGCGGTAAAGTGTTCCGTGTAGATAACGATACATTCCAAAAAGAATGTCAAAAGTACTTTGGTTATGATTATGGCCATGAAAAAATGAAAGGCTTACGTGATTTATTCCGTGGCTTAAAAACTGGCTATTTCTACCGCTTAAATTCTGATGGTACTCAGGCAACTGGTACTATCGGTAAAGCTAAATACAAGGGCATCCGTGGTAACGATTTGGGTGTATCTGTACAAGCTGACCCAGATAATAGCGGTAAATTCATTGTGAATACATACCTTACTACTGGTGATGTTCGCAAAGTGGTAGACACTCAAAAGAATTTGAAAGATGCAACTGAATTGAAAGACAATGATTACATTATCTTTACTAAAACAGGTGCATTGACTGCTAGTGCATATGCTGCATTGACTGGTGGCACTAATGGTAGTGCGGTAACTGTTCAAAACTATCAAGATGGCCTTGATATGCTTGAGCCTTACTACTTTAATACAATCGGTTATGCTGGTGCTGACGATACTGTTAAAAACTTACTCATCGCATTTACAAAACGTTGCCGTGAACAAAGTGGTGCTAAATTCCAATTAGTGATTCATGGTAAACAAAAAGTAAATTATGAAGGTGTTATCTCTATCCTTAACGATGTAACAGATGAAGGTGCTGAAAAAGGCTCTTTGGTATATTGGACATTAGGACAAGAGGCATCTTGTAATATCAATGCAACAGTAGGCAATATGATCTATGACGGCGAATATACTGTAAATGTTAAATACAAACAGTATGAACTTGAACAAGCTATTAAAGATGGTATGTTCATGTTCCATAGTGTTACTGATGCGGTAGGTGGAAATATTCAAGGTGATGTGCGTGTATTGAAAGATATCAACACATTCACAGAATTCAGCAAAGCTAAAAACCGAGACTTCTCATTCAATCAAGTTATTCGTGTACTTGATAATTGGGCGGTTGATAGTGCTAGATTATTTAATAAAACACACCTTGATAAATCCCCTAATGACCAAGCTGGCCGTGAATCCTTATGGGGTGATTTGGTGTACCTTGCTGAACAATATCAAAAGGTACGTGCTATCCAAAACTTTGATGATAAGGACATCCCAGTGCCAACACAAGGCGATAACAAAGAAGATGTATTGGTTAATGTACAATTACAACCAACAGTGGCAATGGAAAAATTGTACATGACTGTAGTAGTAGCGTAGGAGGTAACACATGGCAGATGAAATTTTAGATGCTTTAAAAACGATGGATGCAGGCGATGTAGTTTCTTCCAAATTGGCATCTTGCTATATCGTAACTGGCGGTAATAGATATTTGCTATTCCAAGCAAAAAAACTTACTGCAAAAATCAAGAAAAATAAAGAAAAAGTGGCTATTTTAGGCCGTATTGGTGCTGGTAATAAATCAACATCCGTTGAATATAACGGTAGTTTGACAATTTACCATAACACAGCTTTATTTGACAAAATGGTTGAAAAATACTTGAAAACTGGTGTTGATACATACTTTGATATGCAAGTAGTCAATCATGATCCAACATCTAAAGCTGGTAGACGTTCCGTAATTCTTAAAGGTGTAAACCTTGATGAATTAACGGCAGCAGAATTCGATGCTGATGGCAAATATATCGAACAAGAACATAATTTCACTTATGAAGGTGTTAAATATGTTGAACATTTTGATGAATTAGATGGGATGCAAGCCTAGTGCTTGCTCCCTTTTTTATATAGGAGAATTTTACGATGGCTGAAAATTTAAGTGCATTTTTAAAACAAAACGTTGAAGTAGTGAATGAAACTGAATATGTGGCATCTAAACGCATTAAAGGTGCTAATGGCGAGCCTGTCGCATGGAAAATCAAGACATTAGCTACTGATGAAACTGAAAAAATGCGTAAAAAATACACTAAACGTATTACAGATAGAATTACACGTCAATCCGAAGAACGCTTTGATACAACTGCATACAACGAAGAGTTATTGTCTAAAGTTATCACATATCCTAATTTGTATGATGCTGAATTACAAGATAGTTGGGGTGTAACTGAACCTGTTGATTTAGTTAAGGTTATGCTTACACCTGGTGAATATGCTGACCTTTTAGCTGCTGCAACTGAGGCACAGGGCTTTGACGTTGGCATGGAAGATAAGGTTAAAGAAGTAAAAAACTCCTAGATTCCAATGAAACAGAAACGATATTCGCATATTTGGCATTTGTTAAATACCATATGCGACCTTCTGTTTTTGCGGAAATGAGTATAAACGAAAAAGCGGTAGTAATTGCTTTTATCCAACAGCATGCAAAAGATGAACAAGCTGAGTTGGATAAAGCGAAGAGGGGGTAATGAATGGCTACACTTTCAAACTATATAAGCCTATCAACTAATATTCCTAATGCAATGAACGCAGCCGCAAATGCAACTACAAAAGCCTATCAATCCATGAGTACACTGCATAATAAAATGAATGGTGTATCTAATGCTAGTGAAACGTTAAAAGCAAGCCTAGGCGGTATTATGAATAGCTTTGCTGGTAATTTATTGGCTAACGCAGTTATGAACGGCGTAGGAATGATTAAAGGGGCCGTAAATTCCATTACCGATACGGCTACGGAATGGGCAAGCGTACAAGCTAGGTTGAAACTCGTGGCAGGCAGTCAAGAAAATGCTATCTACTTAAACAAACAGATATTTGAATCTGCTCAACGTGCTAGAGGTGGATACATGGAAATGGCTGATGCGGTTATTCAGGTATCGCAATCGGCACATGATGCATTCCCTGACCCTCGGCAAGCCGTAGAATTCATGGAAGGTATTCAAAAGGTATTTGCTATTGGTGGTGCATCAAAAGAGGCACAAAAGAACGCTATGCTCCAATTGACTCAAGGTTTAGCAAGCGGACAATTACAAGGCGATGAATTCCGTTCTATCGCTGAAAATGCTCCGATGATTGAAAATATCATTGCTAAATCTATGGGCGTATCTCGTGGCGAACTTAAGAAGTTAGCATCAGAGGGTAAAATCACAGCTGATGTAATTAAGAATGCAATCATGAACAATATGCCTGAGATTGAAAAGCAGTTTGAATCGTTGCCAAAAACTTGGGGCGATCATATGCAATCAATTAAAAATAAAGCAATTAAAGCGTTTGAACCTGTATTTCAACGAATATCAGACCTTGCCAATAGTGAAGGTATACGTGAATTAGTAGATAACGTAACAGGGGCTATTCAAATGGTGGCACCTGTATTCTATTGGCTCGTAGGTGTGGTTGGTGAAACGATTAATACATCTATATGGGCTTTTAATACATTGTCTAACTTTATTCGTCAACATTCATCAATCATGTATTTGGCCATGATTGTATTGGGTGGTGTGCTTTCGTATTATGCTATTCAAGCTGGTATCGCAGCGGTTAGGACTGTAATCGCAGCTGGTGCTATGGCTGTAAAAGCGGCAGCTGATTGGGTTGAAACCGCAGCTATCTTGGCAATGATAGTAGCACAAGAAGGCTTGAACGCAGCATTATATGCGTGTCCTTTAGCATGGATAATCGGCTTAATCGTAGCAGTAATTGCGGTATTCTTCCTTGCAGTTGAGGTAATCAACTATTTCTGTGATACAAATATCAGTGTGCTTGGCATTGTAGTTGCTGCATTCTATGCGTTCGGCTCAGTTATTTATAATGTGTTCGCTCTTGGTTGGAATATCATCGCAGCATTTGTCAATTTCTTGGCTAATGTATTTAAAGACCCATTAGCAGCAGTTGGCAATTTATTCGTAGATATTTGGAATGGTATTTGGAGTTTTATTAAAGCTCGTATCAATGACATTATCGGAGCGATTAATAAAATACCAGGGGTGAAAATTGAAGAAGTTGGCGATTCAACTGGTATGCTTAAACGCTTTGAAGTAGCAGGCGGCGAAACCACTGTTATGAATAAGATGGATTATTCTAGTATTACAGGTGCAGCAATGAATGGTTACGATGTAGGTGCTAATTTAAGCCTAGAAAATCTAATGCCTAATATGAAAGGTGTTCAAACACCTAAAGAGTTTGACCCTAGTAAACTTACACCAGGTTCAGACCATGATGCGGCCAATAAGACTAAGAAAAACACAGGCAAAACGGCTAAAAATACAGGCAAAATCGCTAAATCCATTGACATGACAAACGATGAAATTAAAGCACTCCGTGAAAGTGCTATCGATAAATCATTGAAGAAATGGCAAGATGCCAATGTTATCCACATTCAAATGAATAACGATGTGGAAATTAACAATGGTACTGATTTAGATGGATTCACTAGCCAAATTGCCAAAGGGTTAAAAGATGCGTTTACGATTCAAAGAGAGGGGATATAAATGTACTATTTCTATTTGGGAACTATGCAAATACCAATTCCCCCTAAGGAATTAACCACTACTATTAATGGTAAGAATGAAACTATTGATCTATTAGGCAAAGGGGAAGTAAATATCATCAAGCCAGCTGGACTTACTGATATTGCATTTAAATTCCTTTTGCCTAACTCAGACTATCCATTCAATGAATCGATGTTATTTAAATCTAAAAAGGCTAAATATTACATTGATGAACTTGAAAAGCTAAAAACCACTAAAACAAGATTTCAATTCATTGTAGTAAGAATGAAACCAGGCGGACAGATGCTAGCAATGACTAACATGAAATGTACGCTTGAAAATTACAGTATCGATGAAGATGCCGATAATGGCTTTGATTCGTATGCCAATATATCTTTGAAGCAATGGAGAGATTGGGGAGCGAAACGCATCGAAGTAAAAACAGATAAAAATGGCACGGCTAAAGGTAGCGTGAAACAGGATAGACCAACGGATAATAAGGCGGTAGCATCTACCGCTAAGGTATCACGAGGTCAAACACTGCAACAAATTGTTAAAAAGCAATTAGGAAATACAGAAAACTTATTTCAAATTGCTGCACTTAATAAAATAGCCGTACCAGCCATCTTGGGTGTAGGTCAAGTTATCCAACTAAAACGAGAAGGTAATAACGAATGGCTATAGAAGAAAAGAAAACAGAAAAAACTGTTGAAAAATCTCAAATAAATGGCGTTATCACTCCTATTCCTATGCCTGTACAACTGCACTATGAATTAACTATCAGAAATAAAAGCACTGGTGATTTATGGCTTATTGAACCACAAGACGATGTTCAGATTACTAGGGCCGTTGATTGCGTTCCTAGTAAAATGACGTTTAAAGTGCCTAAAGACCCTAATCTCAATTTTGAAGAAGGGGATACTGTTAAATTCACCTTAAATGGTGGTGCTGTATTCTATGGGTTTATATTTGAAAAGCAACGTGATGGCAAGAACACTATATCGGTTACTTGCTATGATCAGTTACGTTACTTGAAAAATAAAGATTGCTATGTTATCGGTTCAATGACTGCAACTGAATTTATCAAAATGGTAGCCGAAGATTATCATTTGAATTGTGGGTATATGGACGATACTGTATGGAAAACGCCTGAAAAGCCTCAAACGATATTTAAAGATAAATCATTACAAGAAATGATATGTCAATTGCTTGATAAAACAGCTATATACACACCTAACCATGCATTCTATCACTTGTATGATGATGCTGGTGAATTACGATTGGCATCGTTTGAAACCATGAAAACAGACATATATATTGATGATGAGTGCATGGAAGATGTGCAATATACCACTTCCATCGATAAGGATACATATAATTATGTAAAAATCGTGCGTACTGTTCCAAATGGTGCATCAAGCAGTTTAGAGAATACATTTATTGCTAAAGACGATAAAAACATCGAGAAATGGGGTAGGTTGCAATATCTACTTATTCCTAAAGAAAAAGATATTAACGCAGTAGCACAAGCCAAGGCAATTATGGCCCATAAAAACAAAAAGAGCCGTGAAATTAAGTTAAAAAATGTCATTGGCGATGTGCGTGTGCGTGGTGGTTCGTTGGTGTATATCAATCGAAACTTTGGCGATATGATTGTTAATAATTACATGATGGTAACATCTGTTACCCATACGTTTAAAACAGGATTTCACGGAATGGATTTAGATTTGCGATACGTTGAAAATGATGCAACATATGAAGTAGCGAAAGATGAAGATGCTGAGGCAGTTAAGAAAATAGAGGATAGTAAGAAAACACGTTCAAGTGGCGGTGTTACTACTGGTGCTGGTGGTACTGCTGGACAGGTTGATACTGCTTTTAGTACTAATAGTGGCCGTGTATCTCAATATGGTAGCGTTGGTTGTGCTGATACAGTATGTGCGACTGGTTCGTGGTACAATGCAGATTTAAAAGCGGAATATGACAAAGGCACTGCATCTGTTCCTACACTTCGCCAAAACCTTGAGGCAAAAGGTTATGTTACTGAACAATTTAACGGCTATGCTAATAAAGGCGATTTGTTAATTTATGGCGATGATGATCATGTGGTAATTGCTGATGGTGCTGGTGGTTGCTTTGGTAACTCCTCAAGCCGTGGCTATGCTATGAAATACGGCAACGCAAATTATGCATGGCACGATGATGAGGCACCGACTAAGATTATTAGAATGGGGGCGTCATAATGGATAGCGAATACATGAAAATGGTTAATACCATAAAAGAAATAGCTAGTACAGTTATTCAAAATGGCGAACCTATGGAAGTAATCGTTGGTGAAGTGGTGAGTACATCCCCACTTGCCATTAAAATAGACCCTAATCTAACTATTCCAGAAGGAAATATCATTCTTACTAAAAATACCTGTGAATGGACTGTTGAAATGAGTGTAGACCATGTAACAGAAAATAGAGCAGGTGGCGGTGGTTTGGCTGAATACGCTAGTCATAACCACGATTACACAGGAAGAAAGAAATTTCTAGTACATAATCAATTAGTTGTTGGCGATAAGGTCATTATGTTAAAGGAAACTGGCGGACAACGTTATATAGCGTTAGACCGTTGGTATAACCCAAATAGGGGGTGTACAACTAAATAATGGCAGATAATTTACTTTTACCAAAACAAACTAACGATACGCTAATTCCAGATACTGTAAATTATATAGAACCATCGCATACATATGATGTTGATTTTAGGACAGATAGCCAAATTAGAGGCTATGCGGATAAGTTGCGATCTATGGAGCAAGCAATTTATAAAATCATCAATACAGAGCGATACCAATATATTATTTACAGTTGGAATTACGGCATCGAACTACAAGATTTATTCGGACAGCCTATTCCATATGTATATGCTGAATTGCAAAGACGCATAGAAGAGGCTTTGCTGAATGACGATAGAATAACAAAAGTATACAATTTTGAATTTAGCAATAATGGTGGTGATGTTATGACTGAATTCGATGTTGATACTATATATGGTACTTTACAAGGAATTAAGAAAGGGGTGAGCGGTATTGTATGAGCATATGACGGCTGACAGGATAGAAAAGCGAATGCTTGATAGGGTTAAAGATGAATTCGACCGCCGTGAGGGTAGTGTAATCTATGATGCTACTGCTCCAGCTAGTATTGAATTTGCAGAACTCTATATCTTGGTCGATGTTATATTGAAACAAGCGTTTGCAAGGACTGCTGATAGAGAATTCTTAATTCTACGTGCAGCTGAATTTAATATCTACCCTGAGCCAGCTACACAAGGGGAATTTGAGGCACAGTTTAACATGGCGGTGCCTATTGGTTCTAGGTTTAATTACAATGAATACAATTTTATCGTAACGGAAGTATTGAATGCCAATGAGCATAAATATAAAATGCGTTGCGAACAATTTGGCCGTTCCCCTAACTTTGTAACTGGTGATATCACACCAATTCAAGGTATTAATGGCTTAACTACTGCTAAAATCTTGAAAAATATCACACCAGGCGAAGATGAGGAAGAAACCGAAGTGTTCCGTCAACGCTACTTTGAGGCGTTGAAATCTAAAGCCTATGGTGGTAATGGTGCTGACTATAAAGAAAAGGTATTAGCCATTCCTGGTGTTGGTGGTGTTAAAGTATACCGATGTTGGAATGGTGGCGGTACTGTTAAATTGGTAGTGCTAAATAGTGATTATGGCCCAGCAGATGATGAACTCATCAAAGAGGTTGAGAATGTTATAGATCCGATGCCCAAAGGTAAAGGCTACGGACTAGCACCAATCGGACATACTGTAACAGTAGTTAAAGCTGAACCTGTTCCGATTAATTACACAATCGAAGTAACAATGACACAAGGCCATCAAGTGGCAGAAATCAAGAATGCTATTGAAACGGCTATCAAAGAACGCTTAATTAATCGTTGTAAAGAGTGGGCAAAACAAGATGAAAAGCAATTCATCACAGTCCGTTCTAGCATTGTAACTGCATTGACAGTAGAACTACCTAACGTGCTAGATGTCGGACACATTCAAATTAACGGACAGAATATACCAAAGCTAGAACTAAAGGATAATCAAATCCCTGTAATGGGTACGATTAATTTGGTGGCTGTATGATTACAGATTTTGGAATATTTAAGCGTGATATAGATATATCACAATTTGCCGTTCCATTAACTCGTGATTCTCGTGATATACAAGAAGTGTATCGTGTAGAAAACGCAGAATTAAATATACTATGGGAATTAATGCTCGGAATATTCAAGGAAGAATATATCTATACTGCATCAGACTATGGGCTAGATGCATGGGAGAAAATACTTGATATTTCACCTGTTAATTTAAAAGACACACAAGGACGTAGAAACGAAATACTATCAGTATTAATCGGTCAACGTCCTTTTACTATGCCTAAAGTACAGGAAATGCTTGATTTTAAGTACGGAAAAGGGGTAGTAACTCATAGTGTAAACGGCAATGCATATGAATATTGGCTAGATTTTAAACCAGGCAATGAATACCTATTATTTAATGTTTGGGAATACATTGAGCCAATCATTCCTAAAAATTTACTTATCAAATTTAAAAGTACAACTAAACTATCACAATCTGTATATATCGGTGGTGTGGTTGATGTTAAGGAAATCATTAAAATTGATGCAAAAGTTGATGTTGATGAATTAAGCACATCGAACAATACATATATCGGTGGTGTGGTTGATGTTAAAGAAATCATTAAAATTTAGGGGGTAACATGGCGAAATATCCTAGTATTTCTCAAACTAAAAATGGACGTATCTTGATTGCAAAATCAAATGCGACTGGTAAAGCGTTAGTACCTATCAAAGTAGTAGCTGGCGATGGACAACTAACCAATCAAAATATTGAAATAATGGAAAACGTAATTAATCCATTATTGGAATTGCCTTTTGCATCTCCAGGGCGATTTGTTAAGGAAGGACAATTCCAATTAGATTTTGCATTAAGCAATGAACACCTAGAACATGGTTTTTATGCTCGTGAAATTGGTGTATTTGCAAAATTAGATGGTGAAGATGATAGTACGGCTGTTATGATCGCATACACCAATGGCGGTAACTTTGTAGATTATATCCCATCGAAAGACACGCCGATTAATTCAAAAGTGTTTGAAATAACAATTGCAGTAGATAATGCAGCAAGTGTTGTAGTACAACGCAGTGATGCGGCATATATCACGGCTGGCGAAATGGAACGTCATAATACCGATGCAAACGCACATGGTGGACTTTTACAAAAAGTAAAAACTGAATTAGCAACTCATAACACAGATATTTCATCTCATCCAGCGATTACTGCAATGATTGCCAAAATCCTTGGTGCGACTAACTGGCAAGAAAATCCAGTTGCTACATTGAAAGATATAAAAAATCTTCTTGGAATGGGCGGTATTGTAGCACAAAGACTTGAGGAGAATGGGTTTGTGAAATTTGCTAATGGATTCACTATCCAATGGGGAAAGTCAAATATCGCAGTTACTAGGACTATATACGATGGCGCT